ACGTCGAGATCCCATGCGCGGGTCAGTGCGTCAGCTAGTTCATAGCGGTCACGGAACCAAGGGTCGCGGTATTGCACGCATGGCAGCTTCACGCCGACCTTGTGCAGCAGAATGTGCAGCATGGCGTTGCTGTCCTTGCCGCCGCTCCATAGCACGCACGGGGCGCTGAACTCATTGAGCCAGCGTTCCGCCTTGCGGCAAGTGTCTGCGACAAGTTTGTCCATATTAGAGTGCCAACCCGACTCCGGTGAGAGCACCGCCGCCAATGCCGCCAAGCATGCCCATCATGCCCGACTGCCCCATGGCCCCTGACTGCATCGCCGCAGCCTGCATGGCCGCGTTGTTGTTGAGCACAGCATTGCGATTGGACGCCAGCATGTTCGTGTTAAAGGTTTCGATTCCGCCCGCAGTCCGCACGGCATCGCCAAACGTCTGGCCGATAAGCTGCGTGCCTTGCCCCATGGTGGCGCTGCCAAGCTGGAACGCCGAGTTGATGCCGCGCGCAAACGGATCAAGGTCTCCGTAGCCTGTCGCCAGTCCAATGCGGCGCTGGCGGCGGGCGAGGTCCAGTTGGTTGGCTCCGAGCGCAAACTGACGGCGCTGGTCGAGGCGCTGCTGGCCCATTGCGTCACGGTTAAGAATCTCCGCTGCGCTGCTACCCATCGAGGTGCCGAGGCCGCGAGCGGCGAAGGCGGCGCGCGCCGACTGCGTTGCGTCACGCTGCTGCTCGGCTGTCAGGGATCTTCCAAGGGCGAGTTCAGCTTCCGCGTCACGCTGGAGTTGTGCCTCGATGGCGCTGGGCGCCGAGGCCGCTTGCAACTCCTCGCCAATGACGCCGCGCGTGCGCTGGAGATATTCGTTGTCCAGCTCACGGCCGACCTGCCGCGCCGTCTCCATCTGGAGCGCGGTCATCTGCGGGTAAAGGCGCTGTAGCTGCGCCTCCTGTTCGCGCATCTGCGCTATGGCGCTGCGTGTGGCAGCGGCATACATGCGGTCGTAATCAATCGGCGCCGGTGCGGCTGGCACTGGTTGCGGCGCTGGTGCTGACGGTCTTCCTCCACCCATATTATTGTCCTCCTACTTTCTTAGTTAGTTGTTTCCACGAATAGACTCGCGGCTCAAAGCTCCCCCTGCGGCACCATGCCACAAAGGTCTGCGGATGCGGCGCCACACGAAGGCACTCCCGCACAGGGTTTGTGCCAGCAGTGCCAGCAGCCAGAGTGACGAACCAGCAGTTAGCTTCCCCGGGTTCAAAGTTTTGCTCCTCCGCGTTCCACCGGCAGGCTTTGGCCAGCATGAAGCAGCTTGGGCTGTTCCACACATAGCCCGCCGACAGATGCTCGCCGACTGCTTCCCAGAAGTCTTGTGTGCTGTGGTTGTCCCACCAGTGTTTTGCCTTTTGCCATGGGGTCATGCTTAAAACTTGATGCAATAGAGCATGGCAATGTTCTTCGGGCGAGTTTCGGTGCCGCCGGTTGCTCCAGTTGTCCTTGAGGTGTCCGTTGCTCCGTCCATGCCCGATCCGCCTACCACAGAAAATTGAGATGTGAATGAGTTTCTGACATCGCCGTAGCTGTGCGTATGGCTTTTAAGATCATCCGCCTGCTTGGTGCCAAACGCCCCAGCCGCAGTGCCGTCGCTGTTGGTTCCACTGCCGCGCACAAAGTAGCCGCGAAGATCGGGCAGCGCGAAAGTCGTGCTGCCGTCACCCACGCCGTAGGTCGTGCCGATGGCGCTGAATAGCGCGGCGTAGGTGCTGCGGCTTACTGCGGTGCCGTCTGCCGCCAGCCAGCCTGCGGGGGCGCTGTTCATGGCAAAGGGCATGATGGCACCTGCGGGGAGCAACGCCTGTTGCGCTGCCGTTGAGAGCTTGCTCGCCGCAATCGCCGCGCTCGCCGACACATCGGCGTCCACAATGGTCCCAGCCGTCAGCGCCGCGGTGGACTGAGCGAGCTGGTTGAGCGTTGATGGCAAGACGGTCTCGCCGGAGACAAAGGTTTTGATGGGGGTGATCGTGAGTGTTGCCATGGTTTTGTTCCTTAGTTGTTACGCTGCGTTCCTTGTCTCGGTCGGCGGGTTGCTCGGCCCTGCGGCTTCGATTGAGACGTTGCGGATCTCCGGCCGGTTGGCCGTGGTTAGAAATTCCAGTTCGCAGTAGTGTGCTTTCTGCCGGATTGGCTGCTTGAGCGTGTAGTCCTCTGCCAAGCCGGACGTGTTCGTCTGTCCCGGCACCAGCGTGATCGTGGCGTCGGGGTTGATCGTGATGGCCTTGACCGTGACCGAGCCGGTGTTAGGCAGGACGACATCGGCGAGGCTGCGGACGAAGCGTTTCGTTGACATGCTGCCCATGCCGTAGCGGCGGGTGACGATGCGGCCGGGGACCGGCGTGATGACATCGGCCTGCACGTCGGGCGACTGGTCGCCTTCTTCGACTTCATCGAGGAGCATGAGGCGGCCGGCCTTGTTGCTGACAAAGAGGCGGCGCTCGTTGGCGCGGGTTGCCACTACGAAGTCATCCACGCCGAAGCCATAAATGTCGCGCGTCTCCCACTGGTCGTTCAGCGCATTGTAAAGGAAGACGCCGTTGTTGTTGTCCGCACCGGCCAGCGGGACCGCCAGATAGTAGCGGTTGCTATACCATAGCCCGACCGAGTTCTTGAGCAGGGTCGCGTTGAGGTCGTCGAGCTGGTTGGCGATGGGGTCGCTGAGAGGCTTGGTGTCGCCGCGCAATTTTAGATCAAGGCGGCTGTCGAGGCGGTAGACACCGGAGTCACTGAGGAAATAGACAAACTGCCCTGCTGTGGCGATGGAGCGGCGGGCCGCGCAGCCGACCTCATCGGTGAGGAGCGTGAGCTTACTGAGCGCGGTGTCGATGGCCGTAGAGGCGCCGTCTGTGCTGGCAAATTGGTTGACCTCCGCGAGCCAGATGGACTTGCGGCAGAAAACGAGGAAGCTGTTCTCCACCCACGGATGGACCGCGACGACGAAGTCATTGCTGCCCGCACCGGCGCGGAAGGACTGCCAGTAAGGATCGTAGGTGTTGGCGTCCAAGATATCGCTGATGAGCACGTTGTTCTTGCCGTCCGGCAGGACGAGCCGGTTGTTGACGTAGGTGCCCCAAGGCGTCGAGCGCATGGTCTTGAAGGTCGCCGACATTCCGGCGGGCACGCCTGCGGGACTGCGGACAAACGCAGTCGTGACGCCGTCCCAGTAAAGCGGCGCCTTCACGCGGCGGATGGTGCGGCCGCTGGTCGTGGCGTCGGTCGCAGTGCCGGACGGCACGGTGATGGTGAAGGAGTTCGTTGAGACCGTGGCGATGTCATACTCCACGCCGTCAAAGGCAGCGACATTGCTGCCCTCAATACGCACGCGGGCACCGGCAGGGAAGCCGTGGCCGGTCAGATTGACGGTCGCCGTGGTGGACGCCACCGTGATGCCGCCGGTGGTCACGTTCTTGATCACCCAGCCGGGGCGCGAGGCGTCGGCTTCGCGGAAGAGGTAAAGGCGGTCGTTGGCCTGCGTCATGGAAATCGTGTCGGTCGGCTCGATGACTTCATCCGGTGATGTCGGGTAGCCAAGCTCCTGCGGGAGCACGCTGATGACGATGGTGTCGCCGTTCTCGTCTACGATCTCCTCTCCGGTATCAGTGACCAGAAAGCCGCCCGCCCAGACACCGGCGAAGGATTGGTTGTCGTCCAAGAGAATGGTGTAAGCGCGGTCGCCGCCCGCCAGCACAACGATCTCCGCGCTCTGCACCTGATCCGGCGAGCGGTAGACAGATGCCGCAAAGATGCCGCCGCTGTAGACACTCTGCACGATCGGCGCGTTGGGCGCGGGGTTGAGCACAAACGGCACCGTGAGCGGCGAGCTGGCTACGCTGATCGCATCCGCCATGCGCTTCGCGCCCTTGCGTGTAACCGCCACGCCACGATCCAGCCGCATGTTCTCCGAGAGCTGGAGCATGCCAGCGGGCAATGCCACCGGATTGATTCGGCTGGCGTAACCAGCGAATCCGGCGTCGCCGTCGCGGAGGATGGGGCTTTCTAAAGGCATTTAGAACTTGATGCAGTAAAGCAGCGCGATGTTCGCGGGGCGGGTTTCGCTGGCCGTGCGCGGGGTTCCGTTGGTGCCGTCTGCTATTGGGCTGCGAACAGCATTGTTGTCGGTTGTCGTCGCGGTCGTAGTTGATGTCCTTGTATCGAACGTGCTGTTGATGTTGTTGTTCGTGGCGTAGACGGACTGGTGCCAGTGACCTTGAAACGCATCGCCCTCTTTAGCGGCAAAAGTCTTGTTGTAAGTAATACCACTGATTGTCTGCGACCCGCTGCCGCGCACAAAGATGCCGCGCAGGTCGGGTAGGGGCAGGCGCTTGTTGGCCGCAAAGTCAGCCGCCGCATTGGCGCCGCGAGTTGAGGCAGCGCCCGCGCTATCTAAAATGGGCAGGTCGGTGTTGCTCCAGTTGTCCCATAGCACGGTAAATAATGCCGAGTAGTCAGCCGAAGCGTTGGTTGCATTGCTCGCTGCGCTGCCGATGGTGTCGCCGTTGGCCGCCAACCATCCGGTCGGGGCCGTGGATCGGGCAAATGACTGCACCGTGCTAACAGGCACTAATGCGTTGGCTACGGCCGCGACAAGGTTGGCAGTGGACACGGTGATTGCCGTAGGCAGTGCTCCGGTCGCCAGCTTGGAAAGCGCAATCGCCGCCGCCGCATCGATGTTGCCATCAGTCAGTCCGCCGCGCACGACAGAGGCAGCAACGCGCTTGGTGACGCCACTCTGCTCGATGGGGAACTCGTCTCCGGGTGCGAGGGTTGTGGCTTGGGTTAGTTGTCCGATTGTTTTGGCCATGGGAAAGTTGAGGGTTGAGAGTTGAGGGTTGAGAGGTTTAGGAAATGTCTTTGCGGCTGGTCAGCACATAGCTGACGGTCTTGGCGTTGTTCCTTTTCATCTCGGACTCAACGAGGGAGATGAAGGCGGGCCACTGGGCGGGCGGCAGGGTCTGGCATCCTTCGCTGTTTGTGCGGGTGATTCCGCCGCGATGGATGTTGATGCCGAAGAAGCCGGTCTCTTCGTTGCCGCCGTCACGCAGGACGGTGACTGCATCGCCCTGCACCAGAGCCTTGTAAGGGTTGCCGCTCCGAAGGCCGTGCTTGCCCAGCTTGTAGCGGTAGACGCCTGACTTGAGCGATGCGTAGCCTTTGCCGATCTTTGGGTTCTTTCCGCTGCGGGCCGGATCGACGTTGGCGTTGAATGCGGCGTGGACATTGGGCGAAACAAGGATGAGCGCGTCGTCATAGATGCCTCGGTCGTTCTTGCCGGTCGCGCCCATGCTGTCGCGGTAGTAGCCACGAATGCCGACAAGACACACCGGGTCGCTGACTCCAGCGGCCTTTAATTGCCGCTCGGTGTCCACCCGTTTTTGCTGTGGCCTGTTTTTAGGGATCACTTGCTTGGCTCTTTGACAGCCTTCGCGTCGAAGGTCACGGTTGCCTGTTGCTTCAAGAAGTCATACCCGATGGTCACGCAACCACCCGCAAGAGCAGCCCAGCTCACGGCGAGGATCGCAACTGCAATGGCTTTTGTGACGCGGGCGGGCATGGAGTCAGAGTCTCGCGTTGTTGTCTTTCGCCATGACCAAGCCCCAACCGGCGAGCAGGCTCGCGGAGATGAGGCCGAGGTCGGGGATTGTGCCGCTGGCCAGAAATTCGCGTCCGGCCGTGGACAAGCTGGCGATGATAGTGAGTGCTCCGAGTAGGTTCGTTTTCCAGTTTCTCATTTCTTTAGTTCTTTCTGTTTCTTTCTGAGGTCGTGAAGGACCGAAATTAGGGTGACGATGCCGACGGCGAGGCCGACACAAAGGCCGGCGACTCGCAGGGTTGTTTCAAGGTGGGGCAGCATGCTGAAGGCGGAGGAGCCGAGGGATGTGACCGTGCCGATGACACCCTTCTCGGTTGTTGAAAAATGTGTGTGCCAATACGTCATGGGGCAGTTGAGGGTTGAGGGATGAGGGCTGAGAGTTGTTCTTCCGTCAGTTGCTCGGCGCCGTTGATCTCGCCAGCATCAAACGCAGCGGCGAGGTCGGCTTGCCAGAGGCAGCGGAAGGCGAGGCGCCCGTCGGTGAGCGGCTGGCCGGTGATGGTGCCGTCCGTCAGGCTGGCAGCGCGGATGCGGGTCTTCTCGGCATCGTCCCAGTGCCCGCCGATGGTAAGGATGCTGCGTCCGGCGTCGGGCAGTTCTTGGCCATACTGCGCGAGGAGGTCGGGAAACATCGTGCCTACCGCTTCGGCGGGCACGGCGATGATTCTTTCGGTGGTCTCGAAGTTGCTCATGGTAAGCCGAGGCCGGTGCCGAAGGTGGATTTGTAGAGGGTGTAAAGTGCTGACATATCGCCGCTGGAGATGGTCGGCGTAAGCGCGATCGCAAACGACAGCGTGCCGCGGGCGCCGGACGCGCCGCTCGTCCCAATCATGTCAACATTGGGCGTGCCTGTAGGATTGCGGGCTGAAAGTCCTGTTTGCTCCGCTCCAGCGCTGCCATTAGCAAACTGCCGCGTTGTCGTGCTGCCGCGAGCTGCGCCCCAAAAATTAAACAACAGGTCTCTGCCCGCTATGCTTACTCCGGTTGGGTTGTTATTGACCGAATTTCTAGTTTCAAAAACATTCGCAAACACAGGGTCTGTTGTCCCAATTTGAGTTTGCCAGTAATTGCTAGAAGCGGTGCCGCCTTGGCAGTTGAACACCCGCTGGAGTAGGACTTCATCTGCGGATGACTTAAAGCACGCAAACACAGAATTGGCTTCTCGCAGCGCCGCGCTAGTTCCAGTGACATCTATTTGTTCGATGGCGTTGGCTTTTGTAATACCATCTGCCGTCCACACCGGCCCATTGGTCAGCGTCCCATCAAACGTCCCCAACCCACCCAGCGAATATGCCGTGGTGCCGGTTCCGGCGTTTTGGCTGCTGCGAAGGGGCCAGCAGACCATGCTTTCCCACAATCCGAGATCCTTCACCCCGCGCACGAAGGCGGACACGGCGGCGCGGTCGCTGGCGCCGCTGCGGGCGCAGAAGGCGGCGGCATCCGGGTCGGTGCGGCGGACTGTGAAGGGAAGCGGCATGCTTAGTTTTCGGTGTGGACTTCGATGGTGACGCGGAGCTTGAGGCCGCTGGCGCTGTGGGTGCCGGCGCC